TTCCAATGTTGAATTGGCCAACGAATAGAATTCCAATAAATCTAAATGAGCGTGTGTGATTAAATCAACGCAAACAGAAATAACGGGTTGTGCTACGCAATTCGCGGCCAAAGCTGGCCAAATCCTCAGATGAAAACTTATGCATGAGCACCCACTTCTTGTCAATGGCCACACAAAGCTCGACCTTGTCAATACAATATGGGCCAGAAGAGAAGACAGCATCATGCAGAGAGGATTTGAAACGTGGTCCTGGGGGTTTGTCTGCAAATTCGCTATAATGTTTCATCGTGAACGCAGCAAATGATGCATGCAAATTAAAGAAAGGTTCGGGAGTGGGTTCTTGATAGTGCAACCCATCACCTGAATCATCTGTTGAAGCAGATTCAAGTGGCACATTTTCAATTCCTTCATCACTGTCACAACCATAAGCTGAAGAAACTTCAACTTGCCCACCAGCGACGGTAGACGAGGACTGAGATGGGGTGGCTTTATAAAGCGCCACGTTACTTAAAGAATCCACACCAGAGGGCGGCTGCTCATCAAAACGCCTGAACAGCATTGTCACATAAGCCCCAAGTGTGGGCTGCAAAGGTGGGAGCATCACTGGCCGTAAGCAGGTAAATCAGAACCACTAGCCACCAACACACAATGCACTATGAGAGTGACAGTGCTGGTATCAGAAGTGCCTAATGAATCCCAACCTATATCTAGGCGCGGTGAGTATCCAACCAAAGGATCGGGCTTGATCAAATCAGTAACACACGAACCAAAACTCATCAACGTGCGATTGTCGTTAAGCAGCTGGGAACGAACGATCTCCACGGCACCAGGAATCTGAGCAATGTCTGCAGCGCAAGTAGGGAAGGACGTGGAGGCACGATTATAATGAACTGCACGAATATTGTACGACACGTCTGCTGAGGTTGGGGTCACAAGCTCAATAAACGGAGCCTCCGAAAACTTAATTATGACACGTTCACCAACTGAAGCCAACAATCGAGCGTTGTTACGGTAGTCCAAGATTGCAACTCCAGCACGCTTCTTCAATACCAACGCTATATTGACCTTGTGCTTGGTCTCAGTAGTGTCATCAATGGCACCCTTGATGATGTCCATATCAATAAACGTGTTCAAAACCCCGAATCGTTGGTCTCAAATTGGCATTCAACCACCTCAAATAATCACGAACAAATTTGGTGTTCACAAAGTATTGGGCCTGAAAAATATCAGCCAGAGCCTTGTCACTGGGCTCTTGTCCTGGTTGATGAGGGGGAACCAGATGTCGTGCCGCGTCCCGAATGTAATCGGCGCGAGCCTTGTTGGTCGAAAACCTCGTGTAGTTATAATTGGGTTCAGCGATAGCAACAATAACGTCGTCTTGGTGCTTCAAATTTCCACGCAAAATGGCCAAAGAAACTTGATGGTGTGACACACGAAGAGGAGTATTGATGATGTCTTCGTAATTGGGGGGAGAGACCGCAACGGTAGCAAGATGTTCCATGCGTAATTTGCGAGTCATTGACAAAAGGGGCTTTAAGCTGCCGCCTCTCTTGCGATTGGAAGTTTCAAGTCCCAAGAGGCGGTTGGACTGTTCCTTTCAGACCTCACCAGGAGGCCCGCTGAGCGTGCAGTCTCTGCAGTCAACCACAGTAGGTGGTTGTCGGCGCAAGGTTGAACCTACGCGCACGTTAGCGAGCTAACTCTCGCTATCCTCATCTTCATCCGGTCACACACCGGCCCTAGATGATCGGCTCAGACAGCCGGAACACTAATGATCGTGACTAACCGTTCCGACATACGTGTGGCTGAGACCAGCTCCGGAGCACACACTAACGCAATTGCTTGCGGGCCATAGGTCACTACCTATATGGGAACCCAACAATCGGTAATTGCTGGGGGGTGGAGAATTAAAGAATAAGCCTTATTTTCTTCAGGCGTGACGAGGTGGTGCTTTTAACGTCCTCCCAGGACGTCAAAGTGCAAATGAAGTTGGCCAAACCTCAAATACTAAGAATGGCGAGTGAGACCTGTATCACGTGGGTCAGACGGGCAATTAAGCCTTGCCAGGCATCTCCGGTCGAAACGGAGTCAGTAGTTTAGAGCCATTCCGGGCGAGAAAAATGGAGGAAAATAGGCCGTAGGAATAGATAAGTTAGGAAGGTAAGGTAAGAAAAGGTCAATCTGTAAGAAAAGTAATTAAGTCAAGGCCAAAACCTCCGCAAAAACCTCAGGGAAGTGTGCCCTCAAAGGGGCAGGAAGATATTGATGAAACAAATCAGGCTTCATATACTGGTGGGCTGCACGGGCAACATCCATCGCCTCTGGCGAATCCAAATTGCACAAAGACAACAGGTCCAAGTAGTTGATCCACTTGTCTTGAGCACTCGGATCACGGCTTATTAGGATGACCGTCCGATAGTGTATGCCACGAGCACTATACGTTGGCTCAGGCCCACCAATTTCAAAGCCACTGAATTCAACAGTGTGACCATTTTGATCCTTGAATTCCCACGGAGAATCAGGAAACGGCAAAGCTTGGCAATTTCGATCCAGACCTGCATCATCTCCATTGATAGTAACCGTATCCTCTGGAGTGATCTGGCAGACAATGGATGTCACCACGGCGCGGCGAACCGTGTTGAGCGGCCAGGTGTACCTATCACCTGAGTTCTGCATGGTCGCCATTGGCCCATGCTGAGAACGGGCAGTGAGACGCCTGTCGGCATACTCTTTAAGATATTCGGCAGGAATGCCAGATTGGCGCAGAACGTGTAGGTCAAAATTGAGTAGGCCAGCATCACAGCCTACGTCCCATCTAGTGACGTCAGAGGAGTAAGCACCATTGTGAACTCGCCAACGACTCTTGTACAAGTCGCGAAATCCTTCAGGCGACAAGCGTCGATAAAACAAGAAATTTTCAGGGAAAGCTGGTATGATCTCATTCTCAAGGAAAAGTGCATAAGCAGCGTCACCAAGAGTGCAGAGGATGTCATACTCATGAATGAGCTGTCCTGGTATTGCCTCAAGCTTCTCTCGTTTCTCGTCCTTCTTTATCACTTGGTTCTTGAGACTGATCTTGATGTCACTGCCAGTGCGATCTGGGTCATGTGACAGCAACTTAGATAACACAGCACTGGCAGTCCTTTTTGAGCAGTACTCTTCCACAGCCAAGTCTACGTATCTGATATGTTTCTCTGGAGTCCATGTCGGTGGCCTTGGAACTAGTTTGTCATATTCATCGCACATGTCTTGACGAGCACAAGCTTCCATTCGTTCCCTATTCTGAGACTCTGTGGCCGTGCGAAGACGTCGATCCACGGACAGAAAGTATGTTGGGGTGTCAGATCTTTTGTGGACATGCGGGTTCACAAAGCCACCCAAGCCTTCTTTGAACTGGTCCGTTTGTCCACGTGAAGTAGCGACCTCACGATACTCCTTATCAATTTGGTGTGTTTCGTGAATGAAATGGTCAACTGGACCAGCGGCGGTCGAAATCGCCTCCACTGGATGCAAGGAGACAGTAGCATAGTCCAGAGGTTGTGGATCATTTGACTTCGGGACAACAGACTGGAAAGCAGAGTCGGGTAGGGAAGCTCCTATATTGGCAAACCAGGGCAGCAATGGCATACACCAATGCAAGTGCCTGTAGAAGCAAGCCTTCACCAACCAATCAGGACCCGGCAGACAATTTGTGTTGGAAGACCTCATGGCATACACCAAAGCGTTCATCAAGTCACTACCAGTGGGAGGGGCCTTGATGACGGACGTAGGGTTGGCAGCTTCCATGTGGACGTAAACACCTGTTGAGCTTCGAGTCATGGCGACATAGGCAGCGCGATCCAAAATGGCTCCTTCGAGCCCTGTCATGTCAACCTCAATATCACCCTTAAAATCCTCACCTTGTATTGAAGAGTATGTTCTGGCTTCCCGCCCGTACGCTGCCAAGACCTGCACATAACGGGGGGACGCAGTGCAGACTGGGATGCCAAACTTGCCAGACACAGTGTGGGTGATGTGGCCTGGATTGGGATTGGAGGTATGCACACCAAATGTGTCAGCCAGCAATCGGAATCCACGGTGAGTCAGTGTTGCGTACCTAGTAGCCTGATTGGCAATCGTTATAATCGGGTTCTCAAGGTACTCACTCTGGGTGCCTGCAATAGGGAATTTGGTGACACCCTGAGCAGGGTCCCCATTAACAACAAACTCAGTGACCAGCGGGTTAGTTAGAGCAATGAGGTCCAAAGTGCCGGACCAAAATTTCCCGGCGTCATCCAGAACTACAGGACCGGTTGACGGTTCAGCAATAATGCTCGAAAGTGTCGGGAAATTAAAGCCACGTAATTCTGGGAAATCCAGCTTTATGCGGGCCTGGGCTCTGAGCGATTCTGTGTGGGAGACGATACGAACCTGAGATCGGACTTCGGGAGACAAGGATCGAAGGTACTCCTGGGTTGCAGTCGTCTTACCAGAACCCCAGACACCAAGGAAAGCAGTGACTGGAATCTCAACTGTTTTGCCCTCCAGCCTATAGGTGTCCACAACGGCATCCAAAGATTGGAGTACCTGAGGATCACCTCTAGTCTCAAGAACAGAAGGGTGGGCCTTCAGGTCAGCAACAAGACACCTAGC